TTGACGAAAAATCGGGAGGGTGGGATCCCTCAGATGACAACTACCCAAGCAAAGGTTTTCAGGCGTTTTTGCTTTGGGGAGGGAGCGAAGGTCGGCGTTGGGCGAAAAGAATACGAGATCAAATCATGGAAGAACGCAAAGCAAAGAAAGAAACACTTAAGGAGGCAACTCAAATGATGCTAGAAAAAGGATACGGATACGAATACAAGGACTACGGTGGCGAGGACTTGAGCGATGATCCAATGACACTGATGCTGATGGCGTACCGCAGTCTCATCAACCACCCACATTGTCACCACATGTTGGAACCTCTCATGATGCTCATTCATGAACTTCAGGAGAAAATGGTTGAGGAAGAACAGATGGAACACGAGGAGGAGCATCGCCGAGAAGAAATGATGGAAGATGAGGGCATGATAGAAATTGACCTTGATCGGGAAGATGAGGAACGATACGGATTCAACTACTCAACGCCGTCAGGGAAAGCCCAGAAAGAAATCGTGATGGAAGATGGACAGTATTGTGTCCGATCCAAGACAACCGGCAGATCGTTCGGTTGCTACAAGTCACGACCTCAAGCAGAGGCACGTCTCCGCCAGATAGAATCGTTCGCTGACTCCAGCGTGTATTCAGCGACAGACAAACAACTGATCCAATGGCACGACAGGGTTCACACACTCAAGACAATAACTCCGGACATGGTGACACTTCACGACCTCATTGAAGAAGAACTGGAGGATCGTGGATTCGCTCCGCCGTACACGCTCGGAAACTCCGAAGCGAAACTAGCGATGCTGGAAAAGATGGAAGGCTCATTGCCAGTCGTCAAACAAGCAGAGCAACGATTCACTCTGGGACCGGTGTACGTTCCGAACATGGAGGACGCTCACAAAGAGTTCACTGATGAGAACACGTTGCAGAAGGCTCTCTGGAAATGGGTTCGCAAAGGCGACCGCCGGATCTACTTGCAACACTCGGAGAAGGAAGCCGGAGAGATGGTTGAGATCCTGACGTTCCCATTCCCGATAGAAACCGAGTTGACTGTTCCGAATGAAGGCGTGACCAAGTACAAGTTCCCAGCGAACACTCCGTTCATGGGAGTGATCTGGAAAGACTGGGCTTGGGATATGGTCAAGTCCGGAGAGTTGCGTGGCTACTCCATCGGCGGTCAAGCGAAACGAATGGAAGCGGATCTTCCTCAGATGGCTCTGGTCTAAAAAGCAGAAAGCCCCCGACCGAAGTCAGGGGCTTCCCTTGTGTTCTTGTCTTACTTGAACTCGTAATTGTTCCAACCATATCCGTGTAGTTCAGCGAGGAATGTGTGGATTTGAACGTAGTGATTTCTCCGATCAACCCTGACATCACTTCTCCATGCGCTTAGTTGTCGTAATCTCATCTCGGTTTCATGCTTTTTGGCTTCACGTTCTTCTTTTGATAATGCACTATCAAGAGCAATCTGTGAAACATGATTCTGGTATAGGCAAGCATAAGTTCTATCTGCCTCAGTAAAGTTTGGATTTTCTTGAACTAGTAATTCATCAACCTTGTGAGTAGTGAGATATTCAAATTGTGATGTTACAACTTTCCTGTCCTCTGTTCCTTTTATTGTTTTCATTTTGATCTCCTTTTGATCTTGGTGGTTTAGTGATCCAGATTGTTCTGGTCGTGAACTGCCCAGTCTCGCTCTGGGTGGAGGTCTTACCTCTCAGTCCTTTTGATTATCCGCCGACAATCTGATTGAAGGAGACTGTTGCTATTGCGTCTTGACGTGAACGACAAGATTCACTGGCATAAACTACGACCTGTCCATCTTCAACGATGATCTTAATAGATCCCATGTGCTTGGCGTTCACGGTCAAGCGTGTTTGGTGGTGGGATACCTCGTAACTTTTGACTGCGAAGGTTTCAGCAAAGCGCTGTGCTTGTTCTCCAGTTGCCCAGCCATTGTCTTTGATTTCAAAGCCGAAGATTGGTCCGACTATTTGCTCCCAAGTTTTTTTGACTGTTCCGAATACGGTTGTGAAATACATTCCGTTTTCGCTTGTTTCCCATTCTAGGTTTATTGTAATTTCATTACTCATTGTGATCTCCTTTGTGATCGTTGTTTCCATAGGTAGAGTATAGGCACATATACCTACATTCATGCAAATTGTTTCAACATTTCTACAAAACCGCAGGTCAGACCCCATAAATTTGTTGTTAAAAAGAGCGCCAAAAAAGACAAAACATTGAAATCGTCAAAACTAGAGCGACCTCCAATGACTCTCCGCTCCGGTGAACTATCATGTTCCCAAACCCAAAGTGACCTTTGTGTCCTGAGTTCCCATGTGGACGGTCCGCTGACTTTCCCATGGAAAAGTTAAGGAGCCAGCGTGCCGAAATACCATGTGACAGGAGGACCGACAGGAGATGCCAGCATTGAGATCGCTGGCAAAACATACAACGTCGGAGAATCATTTGAAGCGCCATCAAAAGATCTGAAATGGCTCATTGATGACGGCTACATCAAAGCCGGAGCGCCAGCCAAAACCAGTTCAAAGAAACAACCGGAACCGGTAGAACCGGAAGCGGAAGAACCCGAATCAGAAAAGGACGGTGACTGACCATGCCAACATTCATTCATGGAAAAGATACTGCGGTTTACATTGACGAGTTTGATCTTTCCTCATACTTCACATCAGCCGACACGAGCATCAACAACTCTATCGCTGAGACGACAGCGTATGGAGCAACTGACGCATCGTTCATCATGGGCATGAGGTCCGGAACGTTATCTTTGAGCGGAATGTGGGCAGGCGACACTGACGGCTCCGATGAAGAACTCCAAGCGCTTCTCGGTAACGCCACGACACCGGTCATCACAGTTCGTGAAGGATCAGCGTCTATTGGGAGCGGAGCGATCGTCGCTCAGGCAAACGAAACGTCATATGCGATTTCGTCACCGGTCGCTGATGTCAGCACCGTGACCGCCGACTTTGAATGCTCTACGAATAACACAACCAATTTGACGTTCGCTCTGGCATCGGGAGTTCAACTCACCGCCGGAGCCAGCATTGCTCATGGATCTTTGGGCAATCTCAGTTCTGTAGACAACTCAGCATCATCAGCAAATGGTGGCGCTGGGACTCTACACGTTCCCACCAACACAATCAGTGGAGGTGTGACAACCATCAAGATTCAGCACTCGGCGAACAACTCAACGTGGGCTGATCTTATAACTTTCACGAATGTCTCGGCATCAACCAAGACATCGGAAATCAAAGCAGTATCTGGCACAGTGAATCGTTACCTTCGGGCGACGGCTAGCACCGCCGGTTCATCAGGAAGCATCACATTCATGATTGCTTTCGCTAGATTCTAGGAGGAATCAAAAATGCCAACATTTGTACACGGTAAATCAACAGACTTTGCCATAGATGACACCTCTGGTTCAAGCCGGAATATCTCTGACACATTGACTTCAGTTGACTTCCCTGAAACCATTGCAACCGCTCTGACAACAGCATACGGATCATCAAATGATTCATATGTTGTCGGTATCAAGAACACAACCATCAGCATCAGCGGAATCTGGGATTCCACAGTTGACGGTTATCTTGCAGGAGGCGCAGAGCCAGCCAGTCGGTCTTTCATTTATGGTCCAGCCGGAACCACATCTGGGAACGTCAAGTACACCGGAGAAGCGATCATGACTTCATACAGCATCTCAAATCCTGTGGCTGATGTCGTGACCTTCAGTGCTGATTTCCAAGTCACTGGCGCAGTCACGAGAACGACCTACTAATCAAAATTAAATAACAACTAGCAGAAGGAGTGACCAAAGTGTCCAATCTTGCAGACAAAATAAGAAACTCCGAGGATTTACACTCGGAACTGTATTCAATCCCTGAATGGGGAGTGACGATTATGGTGAAGTCAATGAGCGCTCGCCAGCGTGCTATCTATGCCAGCACGTTGACCAGTGAAGGCGCAACGGACGTTGATGCGATTGCATCGGTGGCGTTGAGCCGGATTGAGAGCCTCTGGGGATCCATGATTGTCGCATGTTGCTTTGATCCTGAAACTGGAGAACGAGTGTTCTCAGAAGAAGATCTGGAATGGCTCATGGACGAGAAAAGCGGTGAGGTTGTTGGCGACCTAGCCACCAAATGTCTTGAGGTATCCGGATTGACTTCAGACAGCGCAGATGATTCGGGAAAAGATTCCTCGGATTCCCAGACAGCCGAGGAAGAACACGACCAGAACGTCGTTTCTATTTCAGATTAGCGAGGGATCTGGGCATGACAGTCAGCGACCTTCTCAACAATATGAGTTCTGGAGAACTGACTGAATGGGTTGCGTATTACAAACTAGAAGCAGAAGAAAAGGCTCACGCTCATCAAGTAGCGCAGAACCGAAACAAAACGAGGAGGCGCTAGATGGCTGAGTCAATCGTCGGCACAATCAAAGCCGTCCTCGCCATGGACGCTCAACAGTTTGACAAAGCGATCGGAAAAGCGCAGGGCAAACTCAAAGGCTTCGGAGATGCGTCGGCTAAGGCTGGCAAAACACTTTCATTGAAACTCACAGCGCCGATCGTTGGTGCTGGTGCTGGGGCGTTCAAGATGGCGATGGACTTTGAGCATTCCATGACTCAGATCCAGTCGTTGGTTGGTCGCTCGGCGGAAGAAGTCGCTCAGTTGTCCGAAGATGTGAAGCGTTTATCGGGTGAGACTGCTCGGTCGCCGAAAGAACTCGCTGATGCGATGTTCTTCATCACATCTGCCGGTCTTGATGCCTCGTCAGCGGTCAGGGCGTTGGAATACTCAGCGAAAGCGTCAGCGTCTGGTTTGGGTGACACGGTAGCGATCGCCGATGCTGTCACGAACGCCATGAATGGTTATGGCTTGAGCGCTGAACAGGCTTCGTATGCGACCGATGTTCTGACGAAAACTGTGGAACAGGGTAAAGCCTCAGCGGAAGATCTGGCTCCCACATTTGGAAAGATGATCCCTGTTGCGTCTGAGTTGGGCGTGGAGTTTGACCAGATCGGCGCTGGTATGGCGTTCCTGACACGATCCTCTGGTGACGCAAATGCTTCAGCGACTCAGTTGCGTGGAATCCTGAACTCAATCCTGAAACCTTCGTCTCAGGCGAAAGAGGCTCTGGATCAAATCGGTTTCTCATCGCAGGACTTCAGGAAAGCCGTCAGAGATGAAGGTCTCTTGGAGGGATTGCTTGAGTTGCGTTCACGTTTGGAGGACAACGGTCTTGAAATGGCGAACGTGTTTGAGAACTCTCGTGCGTTGGCTGGTGCGTTGCAACTGACCGGCGTTCAGGCGGATCAGGCTGTGGCGGTGTTCGCTGAGTTGGAGAAGTCCGCTGGCAAAACCGATGAGGCGTTTGCGATCGCTTCAGAAACCACACGATTCAAGTTTGACAAAGCGATGGCGCAGTTCAAACTCACAATGGTTGAGGTCGGTGAGAAAGTCATTCCAGTTGTTCTTCCCTTGATCCAGAAGTTAGGTGACTTCGTGGCTAATCTAGCGGAGAAGTTCAACAACATGTCGCCGTTCATGCAGAAAGTCATCGTGGCATTCACTGGATTGTTGGCGGTCATGGGTCCGACGCTGATCGGTGTCGGCAAGATGGCTCATGGCATCAACGGTTTGACAACAATGTTCGGCAAGTTGGCTTCTTCCGCCGGATTCGGAGCAGGTAAAGGAGCAGGCGGAGTCCTGTCTAAATTCGGGAAAGTTCTTGGCGCACACCCGAAGATCGCTATTGCGAGCGCCGTGGCGATCGGTGTCGCCGGAGTTGCGTTCGCTAAGTTCCGGAAACGAGCAGAAGAAGCACGCAAACGCCAGAAGGGATTGACAGAAGAATTTGTGAAGGCTGGAGATCCCACAGCGACGCAAGTCCAGAGACTCCGAGACATGGCTCAGGAACTCAAAGCGGTGGAAGAAGGCGCAGACCGGACAGCGTTTGCGTTCAACGATCTGGCTGGTGAGCAAACCCTGTACAACTTGCTCCTCAAAGATGATGTTGTCCCAGAGTTCCAAGCGCTTGGATTGTCCATGGAGGACACAATAGAGGTCATTTCCACTGGAACTGATGAGTTCCAACGGTTGAAAGAGAAAGTGGATCTGGCAGGAATGACCAACGCCAAGTTCGTTGAGCATCTTCGCAAAGTTGAAGGCGCTGAGTCAGAAGTAACGAACGCCATCGCTGACAGAATAGAAGCAGAGGAATTGTCACTGGAGCAGGCGAGGAAGATTCTGTATTCGTTGGACGAAACCGCTGACGCTTTTGATGACCACAACAAAAAAGTTGAAGAAAATGCGAAGAAATACATTGAATCCGGTGATGCGATGTCTGACTACGCCGACATTTTGGGAGTTGAAACTGTCGCTTCACTTATTGCTGGCGCTGAATCAGGGAAAACTTTTGTTGAAATTCTTGATGACATTGAGACTGAGGCGAACAAAGCCAAAGAAACTCAAGACAAAGTGAACGCTGGCTTTGAAGAATTTGACATTGTGATGGGCGATCTTTCAGGCTTCACGATGCCGGACATGGTTGACGCAACCGAAGAAGTCGCAAAGAGCGAAGAAGAACTAGCGCAGGAGATAGAAGAAGCGAACCAGAAGATGCAAGACCAGATTGATCTCACGAACGAATTGAAAGATCAGTTGCGTTCACTCGCTGATCCCCTGTTCGCTGTCGCTCTCGCTGAGGCTGATGTCATTGAAGCATCTGAGAAACTCACAGAAGCGTTGACCGAATCCAACGGTGAGATCGGAACTCAAACTCAGGAATCACGAGACGCTCTCAACGCCATGGCGGATTATACGGACAAACTAGATGACTTCGCTTCTGAACTGATTGACTTGCCCATGGACGAAGTGAACGCCAAGTTCCAAGATCAAAGAGGCTACATTGATGAACTGAAAGACGCTAACCTCATCAGCAACGAACAGTTTGACATGCTGAATCGTCTCCTTGATGATGCGTATGAGCAGATCGGACTTATCAACGACCGTGAATTGATTATCGCTGGAAGCGCTGAGATCACTCCACAACTTCAAAACCTCCTCAACAATGTGACGCAGGCAGGCGGTTTGGCGAACTTCGGAGCGCAAATCACCGGCTTCCTTGGCGGTGGAATACCGATGGCGAAGGGCGGAATTATCACGAAACCAACGTTCCCGATATTGGCAGGCGAGTCTGGACCAGAAGCGATTATACCCTTGAATGAGGC